TTATTCGCCTCCTTTTGTGAATTCATGGTCAGAATCAGATGCCTTAACTACTTGAACACTATCTCCATTTTTTAAACTTTTAGTAAGTTCAGTTCCTTTTTTGGCTGCATGAGTGAAGTCGTTGTTCTTCCACCATGCCCAAAGCGCAAAAACTGTCGTAATAACTGTGCTGATAGTATTATCGTCAAGAGGCAATGGGTTCATGTTTAACACTGTTAAAATTTGATTTAAAATTGCCAACCAGAGTAAGATTGTTCTTGTAAGTGTTCCTTTGTCGATTGCTTTCATGTTCTTTCTCCTTTAAATTATTTTAGTAATTATATATCCAATAACAGTTACGGCAAGAGTAAGCATAAAGCCCCAAGCCCACTTATTATTGGCTTCCATTTTTTCTATAAGTTTTGCGTTTGATTGGGCTATTAAAAGTGCTCGTTCTGCTTTATCCCGGACTATTTCATAGTTATCCAACTTTGTTTCAATTCGAGCTAATCGTTCGAGCACTTCTCGCCATGCTTGCTCCTCCATAACCCCTACTTTCTATTTTTTATAATCACTGTGGCAACCCATCTTCAACCGCATAAACTTTTGATTGAAACTCTGATTCATCAGCCCGAACTGCTGTTTTATTTGCGTCATACAATTCTTGATTGGTAATGTCTCGGTTAAACGTAGAATTTCCGGTGCCTTGAGGGATTTGAGCGCTAAAGTATGCCACTTGCTCTCCATTAATTGTTGAAACTCCTGTAACTGAAATTAATTGCGTAATTGTCAAAGCCATTTTATATTTCCTCCTCTAATTTATCCATGAGCATGTCATAGATTTCTGCATCATACCCTGATAATTTAGTGTCAAGCTGGTCTAGGTTTGTAACTAAAAACTTAACCTTCTTTTTAATTTCATCAAGATTAATGGAAATTTCCTCATCAAATAATTCTTCTTGTTCTTTGATTCCTTCCTCTCTTGTATCTTCTGAAAATTCAACATTTCCATTTTCTAATCGAATGATTTCCCCATTATCACCACGTTTACCCCTATATGTTAGCCAGGAAGCAAGCCATCCACCTGCTGTACCTATAAGTATTTGGATAACAGCTTTTGTGTTATCATCTATTGTCATAAGACCCTCCACGTCTAATTGGTTCAACCCATGCATGGAAGAGTATATCTATCCACATCAAAATGCTAATAACCATTCTAACAGTTATGGATGGCAAGTCTGAAGTTACTAATGAAAATGCTATTAGTGACCACAGAGCCGAAAGCATCATTACTGCTACTTGTTTTGCCTTTTGATGACTTCCAGGTAATGTGAAAGTGAATATACACGATGTAAACACCCCAGTTGATACTGCAAGTATATAAAATGGTACTGATGTCATAACAGAAGCCCAAGGATCCAGACGAACTAATGGATCATTGAACTCAGTAAATATGACAGTGCTAACAGCTACTGTAGATAATGAAGATACATTCCAAAACCAGTATGACAATACTCTATCTCGTATTCTCATATATTTTCCTCTTCTCCTAAACTAAATGATTTTTCAGAAACTTGTGCTTATGATTCAATTAGAGGAATCTATAAGTTGTGTCTATATAAATTAAACGAGTTGTGGAAATGGTTGTTCCGAGATTTATACTAGCTGTTCCGTCCTTCTCAATAGTCATTGGAACACGTAGCGTGCCAGCTGTATTACTAATATCAGCAGAACCCATAACATCAACAAAAAACGTGTGCGCTCTGTTTGGCTTACTAGAATTTACCGTGAATACCGTTTGGTTTGTTAGTCCTGACCACACTAGGATGTAACCAACCAGTTGAATATAGTTTCCATGGTTTATTGCAGTTAGCGGTTGTGTTTTTATATCTGTAGAGTTTTGTCCGTATCCCATCGTTATAGTAGGGACATTAAATGTTTGAGAAGACGGTTTATAGTATGCGACAGCATTTGTTGAGCTATCAAAGTCAGCTACTGTGATGACGTCTGCAGAGGTTCCTAGAGCCTCGATGTATGATGGATTGCTTGCGTACACTAATTGATATTTGAAGCTGTCATATTTATTCGACCCTTTTACGTAGAAATAAGCATACCCATCAGACATAACTTTAATCGCATAGGTATATCCAAACATTTTATCTTTATTTAAGTCATACACACTAATGTTCGGTGTCTTTGTCGTCGGGTCTAAACTAGAAAAGCGAATCATAATATCATTGTAGTAATTTTCGTAACTGGATGTACGAAGCAACCTAACAACAACAACGCCCTTACTACCCAAAAACGTATAAAAAGCCTTTTTTTCATCCAATCTGACTCGAAATAAAGCCGCTGCGTGAGTTGCATAATCTATGTTAACCCAATCTATATCTCCGTTTATTTTCACATAATTATTAAGCATGGAATGTACCCTCCCTATATTTTCTCAACATTTTTTCAAATAGCAATGAATAATTTGAATCGAAGTACCACATGAATACACCACTAACTAATTCATCACTTCCAAAGTATTGAAACATGCTGTCGAAATATAGTGTCTGCACTAGATTATCAGCACTAGGTGTATTATCTTCAGGCGTATAGTAATCCTCAGGGGCTCTCAAGGCTTCCCACAAATTCTGCACACCTGTTTCAGTAATCCATATCTCTTTGTCTGGGTAGGTGAACTTAATTTTTCGCAAATTATCTATCATGTTTGAGACAGACCAACCCATCAAACAATCGCTAAAAGTAGTGCGTTCTCTTTTACTCGATAGCGAAGGATAGGCGTGGATAGCAAAGTAATCCATAGCATTTTGTAAAGGTTTAGACAAGGTTAAAGGACTCCAAGACCCTTCTAGTGTTACTTTTTTTCCAGTCCCTTTTAAATAGTTCATCAAGTCTATTATATTTGCTTCTGACGCGCTATCTCTCCAGATTGTGTCTGACTCATTCAGTACCCCAATTTTTTCAGTTGGCGCGATCGCTATAATTTGATCTATTGTGGCACGATATTTTGAAAACCATATTGTTTTGTCAAATTTTGCCCATTGTGTGTTTGACCAATTATTGTGTATTTTCAATCCCATGATTGGTATTGATTCAGTTTCACACAAATTGACGAGTTGAGCTAACGATGTTAAGTCCGGCAATGTTGTAAATTGCAAATCATTTGTAGTGAGTGTATTAGCTTCAAAAGCTAATCGTTGCTCCCTCAGGGGTTGAATCTCAACAGTAATAAAAACACCATCTAGTTGATAAGGTTTAAGTTGCTGTATTTCAGTTACAAATTTAGAAATGGGATAGGTTTGATCCCAGTCCTTTGACATCTGCATATCAAAATTTGTACCAAAATAACCCTTGAATTTATTTGTAGCTGAAATATCAACTTTTTCTGCCAACTGTGCGGTAGTTTTGTTCTCTAAATCGTCGATTCTAGTCTTTAAATTAGGCTTTCCATTACGAGCTGCTAATAATTCCGATAGTATTTTTCCTCCCGGATCAACTGACTCTAGAATTTCTTTGTTTTGATTAACAAACTCTTCCCAGCTATTTTTACCATCTTCAATATACTTATTAAAAATTCGATAAAGCTCTTTGAAAGTCCACCAATAGTTTGAGTCTTTGAAGGGTTGCGAATAAATGGATTTCTCAACAATATAGTTAAAAGTCCGAGTGGAGAATTGCTCAATCCACTTCCCATCTTCTTGTTTTCTAAAGCTAAAATAAGCTTCGTTACGTCCAACCATTTGAAGCGCATTGTCACTAGCAATATATTTTAATGTTCCATTTTTAGCATCAAAGGAGACAACACTTTCTTCTGATACCCCTTGCCCTGTGATTTCCTGTGCCATTAAACAAAAGAACGGCTGTAAGCCCTCAAAGTTCTTGGGCTGACCGTTCTCTACGATTTGAGCAACAATGGCTTGACTATTAACGTCCGCATGTCTCAATTTAACAATACCGACATTGTTATTAGGCTCTGTGGTGGACAGTGTTATAAAATGTTCTGTCATAATAGACCCTTTCTAAAATTTGATATAATCTCTTGGATTTTTAAAGTGAGCACTTGATGATGGCCAATATTGGTCCATAAATTGGAAGTGCAAATGTGGTCCAGTGACCGGACCAGTCGCTCCCATAAGTCCAATTTGTTGGCCCTTTTTAACATTTTGACCCACAGAAACATCGATTCTGCTTTGATGTGCGTACCCTGTATAAAGTCCATCCGCATGCTTGATGACCGTGTAATTTCCATACCAGTCATAATAATTACTTCCCGCTTGGACCACTTGACCATCGCCAGAAGCTAAGATTGGAGTTGTTGGATTGCCATTAACCAAGTCCATAGCATTGTGAAATTCTTGCGCTCCGGTGATTGGACTCGTTCTCCAACCCATTTCACTTGTTACGGTAATAGGACTTGAAATTGGAGCAATATAACCTCCGCCACCGCTTGGGATTTTAAGATTAACAAATTTGTTATACCACTCTTGTGCCCAAGTGCTACGTTCAGGGTGTCCGTTTAAAGGACGTTCAAAGTTAGCTACAAAAGCTTGCGTTGCAGTATTGATATTGGTCAATGTCATGAATTGAGTCCAAGAATAAGGATAAGAACTTTTCGCAATCCATTGGCCGTTTTGTGCATGCCACATCAAGAGTTTGAATTGGGCTGTGATTGTGTCAGGATTGTCAGTCACTCCTGCTCGTGTCATGAGGTTAATCATATAAACACGTCCAGAGCTAGCGCCTGAACTATCCGTCCATTGCCAAACCCCATAACCGAATCCAGGACGTCCGCCGCCCTCATCAGCCGTTGGATTGGCATCAGATTCACCCTGTGCATTTCCGAGTAATGCGGCCGCCGCTTGTTTAGAGAAACCAGCCCCAATTGCCATTGCCCAGATTTGCCAGTAGCGTTTATCACGGTCACTTATGACTTCTGGTGGGTATTGACCATTCCAACCACCGCCGCCGCCAGAGTTTCCTCCACCGTTGGTATCGATTTTTACTCCATTAACATAAAAGTTACCATCAACTTTTACTTCTCCGTAAAGATTTAATTTTCGATTTTCAGCCGTACTGTCTTTTGGAATTTCTAAAACATTTAAAAGCGCTCCGTTGTTTCCCTTTGATGACAAGGCGAAAGAATAACCATGATTTTGAATTGCATTAATCCCTTGGAGTTGTCCGCCTGTATAAGTTGGCGCAAAAGCAAACATCTCATTTTCGGACGACCCATTTCTTTTAATAAAACGAATTTTCCCTTGGTCAAGTTCAATAATGAAGTCATGATGAACTGAGCGTATTTTAATACCAGATAAAACACCAGCTTTTATCAAGTCTGCATTTAGAGTTCCCGACTTGATAAAGTCAGCAACAAATGTTCCATCTAAAGTCCATGCAGTATTAAAAGGTCCCTTCCAACCATTAGAGCTAAAACCAATACCACTCTTATTAATTCGTAAGACCTGTTTTGAGTCTTCCAAAGTCGTTCCATTAACAAAAAACAAATCAGTTGGACGTTCCTTTGGATGCCAAATAACATTTCCGCCATCATTACCACTGATAATTTTCGTAACATAATCAGTAAATACACTACTATATTGTTTTGTGGGTACTTTTTTCATAACCTCAGTAAACTGATTTTGTTGTTCTTCAAAAAATGTAAATTTAGGGTCACCTGCTTCAATAGATTCTATCTGTTCAAGTAATCCATCATAAACCACTTTATTTACGGTCATTTCAAGATTAATATTATATCGCTCATGAAAAACAGTAAAAGAATCAAAAATGCCAAGCTGTCTAAAGTTCTTGAACTTGGCTTGGTTATCTAATTTTCTAATGTTAACTTCAGCACTGACTTTGGGTTTGTCAACTCCTGCATTCATTGAAGTAAAATATTTACTGGCAACTTTATTTAATGTGGCAGTATCCGTTGCCCCTTGGTCTTCCGTAAATTGAATATGTCGAGCATAAACTTCGCCATCATAATTTCCAATATATTGTGAATCCACTTTATTACCATAGATTCGCTCAGTCTTTCCATCAGTATTTTGAACATCAGCGTAAGGAAATATACGAGTAACTAATCCATCCCAATTTAGCTCAAGTTTGAATCCCTCGAGGTTTTTTCGATAGCGTATTGTTGTAACATTATCTTTACCCCGTCTTTTTAGTAAAGAAATCCGATTAGGTTCGTGTTTAATTTCACCGCCATAACGCTGATTTAATGAGCCATCTATCCCTTTAATACACTCAAGTGGATTAGAAACTTCAAAATGGGTAGATGAAATAGCTGTGATATCAGAAAACATTTCGATATCACTTTCTAAATCCATTCCATCATGCAAAAGAGCCATCGCTTCAATTCCAGTTTGATTATCAATCACAACATTTTTAACTGTCCGATTTCCTAATTTCATCGTCCGAGATTTAGCAGTAACGTATAAAAGACCAGTGGCCATATCTTTATAGTGCGTATAAATATAAAAAACATGATACTTATCCAAATCATTTGGCTTACATTTGATTTGATAATTCACATCCTCTAAATATTCACTATATTTTGTGGTGATTGGAAAAGTTAATTCAGCAATATAAGAGCCGTTAGCTTCTTCAGTAACTTTTAAAGAACGGCAATCTGCAAGTGTAGCAATTCCGCCATTATTTCCAAAATCGGTAGCCTTAGGCTCATATAAAATTGGTTTCATATCTTTGTTTGCCACCTCGGTTCTATTTCTATTTTTGAAACATTTCCATTCCATGAAATTTGATTCATTCCAGAATCTAAGTAGGGAAAATTTTGACTTCCTACAAAATTATCGTGTAAATTAATCAACTCACCATTGTTTTCTTTATAAACCTCCATTACATCCTCGTTGGAATCAATAATAATCGTGTTTTCAATGTTTTTTAACTTCGTCTCACGATTATTAATAAAAATAGAGATATTACCTTGACCATAAATTTTGATTAACGGATAACTTTCATATCGTTCTGGATTATAAAGTTGCTGAGGTTTATTGAACTCAATTGCTCTTTCTCCCCCAACTCGATACTTGAAAGGTGCAAAGCTGACATCAAAAGTAAAAGGAACACCTCTCATAGCTGAGATGTTCCCTGAAAAAGTAGGATTATTGATAACTACCACTTTATAGATATACCTAGGGTCGTAATATGGGATAAAATCAACATATTCTCCTCTAGTATCTAATGCACTTGTAATTAAATCTTCGACAAACTGGATTGAATGCATATCTGGTGAAACATAGAAACATTCAATAGTATGCTCAACATTAGTATAATAACCCTTATCAGTAATCACGAGTTTATTTACTCCGCTTACCTCATCAAGCGTTATCATTCGTTGAGCTTTCTTTTTTTCTGGAGGCTTAGTTAAAAACATCTGAAATTCTTCGCTCCAATGATTACCAATTTTAAACCAACCATCTAGCATCTATCCAAGTCCTTTCTGCTTATTTAAGTCTCCCAATTTATACATCATATATTCTGCCATTTGGTCCATTGTTTCTTTAGGCATTGCTCCATAAGTCGTCAAGTGAAGGTGAATCTCATCTCCTCCTGCACTCCCTATCTGATTGGCGACCGCTTTCTCAACATATCCCATCAAATCACTCAATGGTGCGACTGCTTCTTTCCCAGCTTCTCCACCTACCATCAGTGAATTACCGTTTTGGCCAAACACAGTTGGTTTAGTTAAAATCCCACCTTTAGCGAACCAATCTACTCCTATCTTAGGAAGTTTTCCTTTCAAAGGGTTGAATGTTCCTGAAAACGAAAAGTGAGGCATAGGGATATGTGGGATTTCTATTTTAGGGAACTTGAGTTTTAGAAACTTAAATAAATTCTTAATAGCATTAACTTTATCATCGAATGAACCAAACATGAAAGCCGAAATTGTTTTTATAGATTGTTCAAGCCACTTGAAAGCACCATCGACTGGGCTACTAAATTGTCCCCAAAAATCACTCCACCATTTTTTCAGCCCGTCCCATTTATCGCTAAACCAGTCGGTGATTGCTCCCCAGTTTTTTACAGCTATTACAACTAAAGCAATTATTGCAATTACCGCGGCTACGATAGCAATTATTGGTAGTAGCGAGGTAGATAATGCACCAAATCCAATAGCTGCTCCTCCCGCTTCTGCTCCTGTGATACCTAAAACTGCCCCTAACGCAGGCAATCCAACCGCCATAGAAGCAATAATAGGCATCAAGGCTGTGAACGCAATAATCAATCCACCTATCACCACTAAAATTGTTTTAATAGGTCCAGGCAAACTACCAAATGCTTGCCCTAAAAATTTTAGTAAAGGAACAAGTAAATCTAATAGTGGCTTTAACCCTGTAGCGATTGCAGCTCCAAACTCTGACATAGCAACTTTAGCTTGTTGTGATGCTATTTGTTGTTCATCAATATCATCAACTGTTTTATTAAACGTATCAGAGATAGTTCCATTACTCTTCTTAGCAACGTCTCCTAGCTCTGATAAGTTGAAAGCTCCCCTTTGAATAGCATCAACCATTCGAGAGGCTCCCTTTGTTCCAAAGACAGTAGCAGCTTCTGTAAGAGCTTCCTGTTTAGTTTTGGCATTCTTGATTTTTTCAATCGTTTCGCCCAAACCTTCCGATAGCGACTTATTACCTTTTGCATATATGATGCTAGCTTTTGATAAGCTAGATAAAGCTGCATCGCCATCAACACCGGCCTTACTAAATTGTCCTAATAATTCTGTTCCTTGAGAAAAATTCAGTCCCAAATCTTTAATTTGCGGCGCACCTTTTACAGCAGAATCAAACAAAGAGTCTACAGCAACACCTGTTCGTTGGCTGGTTGCCGTTACGCTATCTAATACTGTGCTAAAGTCTTTATTTGATAATCCATAAGCTTCAATGGCACTTTTAGCTGATTCAATAGAAGTTTTTACATCAGTATCATTAATATTTGCATATTGTAAAGCAAGTTTTGAATTTTTTTCTAGAGTGTCACCAGACATATCAAATTGAGCGCTCAGTGTACCTAAAGCAGAACCAACATCTTCGAAGCTATCAACTGCCATTGAAGAAATGATATTATCAAACTGAGTTTTAAATTCATCAGAAGCCTTTCCGGTGGTGGTTGTAATTTTATCCATCCCCTCATCGACATCTGAGAATGCTTCTTGTGCACTTCCTGAAAACTCTTTAAGTTTGTCGCCTACAACAGACAAATGGTCGGCAGCTTCCATAAGAACCCCACCTTTGACAGCTTCTCCTACATCTTCAACCGATTGACCCAATTCATCAAACTTACCTCCAAGCCCTTTTGTTGCATTTCCAGCTTCTCCACTACTTGACTCTACATCTTTCAATGATTGCTTATAGTGGTCTAAACGCCCTTCGGTTGCGACTACTTCACGTTGAAAGGCACGATATTGTTCTTCCCCAATATCACCGCTCTTAAATTGACGGTCTACATCTGCTTGTGCGCCTTTGAGCCCATCAAGTTTTTTTGTAGTTAATTCAACTTGTTTAGAAAGTAATTGTTGCTTTTGAGCGACTAATTCAACATTGTTCGGATTCAATTTTAAAAGACGTTCTACATCTCGAAGCTCGCTATTGACCGAATTAGATTGTTTGCCAATATCTTTCAAGCCATTAGTAACACCAGTTGTATCAGCCCCTATTGCAATAGTAATCCCGCTTATTTTTTTAGCCATTTTTTACTCCTTTCTAGAACGAGTCGAAATCATCTTGTGTTGCCTTACGTTTATTCTCTTTATCAGGGTTATTGAAATCAACCCACTCTTGAATAAAGTCTAAACAATCCCCAATATCCATTACTTGCATATCTTCACTTGATAAACCAACTTGCTTACAAAGCAAAAGGAACGACTCGACAGTGAACACTTCATCACTGGCTGTCGCTCCTGAATCTACTTTTTTTTAGATTTGATGGAATGTGCAATCAAATCTTGTAATTCACTGGTAAAGTCTTCAATTGGCAAACTTTCCAAACTATCCAACCAATCCAAAGGGTCTGGAATTGAATGGTCCGCAGTTTTGGCATAGATCCAAACAAAGTTATAAAGTAACGTCAAATTTAACATTGACAACTGTTCCCAAGAAACATTATCAAAATTAAATTCTTCCTCTGTTCCTGTTTCCAAAGCTTTTGCAAGTTTCATCAAGTCCGCAAAATAATCGGTATGAAACTGCATTTTATAACGCAATGGAGTAGCTGCATTTGAAGCCAAACGAATCTTAATCTCTCCAATTTCAATTGTTTTTTCCATTTTGTCTCCCTAATCGTGTCTAGTTGTAGTTGTTGTAGTGGTAGTCGTTTTTGAATTTTTATCATAAACGGAATTGAACCATGCATCATAAACTGTAGGCTCTGTATCTGGACGAGTTTTTGTTTTAACTGCTTTATCAGACGGACGAGGGCTTGCTGAAAATGAAAGCTCCGTTGTATTTGGATCACCTTTATCAATTGTTGACGAACCGACACTAGGACGACTTGCTGAACAATTATACAAAACATGTCGAGTTGCTTTTTTATCCCCTTCAAATTGGAACATTAAAGCAAAAGGAGAAGTTTCTACATTAGAATACTCTGTTTGAACTCCACCTTCAACAACTTCTCCTAAAATTTTGGTCGCAAATTCTTCAGGAACAAGGGCTGTAGTGAGTTTACCATCATATCCTTGGTTATTACCGCTGATATAGTAATCAATATTATCAGCTTTAAATTTAATCAAATCACCACTAGCTTCTAAAGAAAGCTCAACCGCTCCTGGCCATCTAATCGGTTTTTCATAAGTGGTTGCTCCACTTAGTAAATCTGTTGTTGCTCTTGCAAAATAGACATTTTCAAGGCCAAATTCAACTTTATTTTTTTCTTGTTGTCCCATTTTTAATCCTCCATTGATTAAATATTAATTTCATAAGCTCGAAGATACATTTTTTCACTATCAAGGTAGCTTTCGTATATCTCATAAACGATTTTATTGTCGTCCAATAGTTTCTCAAGCTTTTGCTCTTCTCGCTCATTCTTTAAGTTTGAATATAACTCAATCGTTATATCCTTATTTTTGGCATAAATTTGGTTATCGGCTTTAAATCCAATTTCTTCATCAACATAGTAAAGAATGTAGGGTAAAGGTGGGGCTTGCCCAACTGCCCATAACCTGTAGCCAACTTTAAGACCTGTTTGGTCGAGAATTACTTTTAATTCTTCTAACGTCATTGACTCAACCTCTTTTCTACCCTGCTGATATAATTAGACACAAGTTCTTCTTCAACTGGTGCAATATGGACTTTCGGGGATACTCGACCACCATTTCTTTTTGCATGACCGTTTTCAAGTAAATGAGTCAAACGATAGGTCGGAGCCTTTTGGTAAATTACTTGGTCTCCATTTTTTAATTTTTGAGAAGTCCAATTTTTTGCATAATCTCCTGTTCTCTTGGGACTGCTTTCCCTAAGTTGTTTGACACCATTTTTAGTTATGTCCTTTTTGATATCATCAATATCATCTACAACATCCTTAGTCCAATTACGAACTTCACTTTCAATGGTTTTAGCTAAATCATCTATTGAAATTTTATTGGCCATTAGAATCACCGACTTTCAAACGGCAAACTAATTCGAGTTCTTCATTACTTGTCTTATAATGTCGAACCACTGTTAATAGTAAACCCTGATATAACAATGTTTGCTCATTATTATATTCAAAAGGGTGAATAACTAGAGTATGCGTGACCTCTATTCCTGATTGACCAGCTTGGTAAAATTCAGCTCGATTCATTGGTTTTTCATAACCAAGAACGATATTTTTTTTAGTTTTAGGGATTTGTTGCCCTAAACTATCCTCATCATATCCATCAGGAGTCAACAAAGTTATCTCTTCATCCCACATCATTTTTACCTCGATATTTAATGATTAAATTCCGTAAACGATATTCAAGATTACGAGGCATTGTTTCACCGCCTTGGTGTTTATATCTAAAAGCTGCTAAATCTACAATAAACATGACTTGTTCATCGCTTTTTGGCTCTAGTACAATTCCTTTATTATCTTTGAGTTCTGTAATAACTGATTTTATAATCACTTTTAGAAGCTCATCTCTAACTGCAGAACGATATCCCAAAACGGCTTTAACAAGGTTCAAAATACTATCTTCATCCATAATTTGCCTCCTTCACGATTTGAACATAGCGATCAGATACCTTACCGGATTCTTGATTTAAAGCTTCAAGTGGCGGAGTATCAAGATATATTCCTTTGAAAAACAAGTCCATACCCTCAGTTACCCCAGCATTATGAATAATCTTTTTGTTTCCTAGTTCATCATCAGTTGACCAAGCAAAATCTAATTTCTTGCTTACTTTTGGTGTGATTCCATAATGATACATTGTCCAAAGTTGGGCCCACATTTCGGCCGTCCATTTTTGAAGTGACGTATCAAGTGGAGAAATTGCTCTATAAAGAATAATAGAATTAACATAAACATCATGCCAATATCCAGCTCTAGGATTTTTAATTACCCATTGGGCACCTCCTGAGTTATTTTGAATAGATTCTAACCATTCGATTGGCACTTTTATCGCATCTGTCATTACTTCAAGCGTTCGAGATGAATTAGTGACAGATTTAATATAATCTAGTCCAATGTAACCAATAGTGTCTGAGCAATACCATCTACTTTTTGTAACTGGAACTTTAAACGCTTCTAAATCGAGAATAACAGTATCAGAATCAAGATAAATATAGGTTTCATTCTCTCTTTCAGAATCTTCACTTAAATATCTATAAAATAAATAAGGTTTAATACTTGGGATATAAGACTTATCAAATCTATCATCTTCATATGAATAGACTTTACAATCATTAAATTCCATTAATACAGAATCATCTTCTTTAGCAAACAAAAGGATAATGTCTTTTTTATCCACCCCCAATTTAGACAAACTATTAATCACAGTATGCAATTCCCAAGCAAATCTTTTTTTAGCTGGTTGTGCAAATAAAAATTTCATTATCCTATCCTATTTTTAATCGTGTCTAGTTGTAGTTGTTGTAGTTTTATCATTTTAACCAATGGTAAACGTTACATAGAAACCAGCTTTTTTATCGGTTGCTTTGACATCATAACGAATGATGCCAGCTAGTAATTGACCATAGATATTGTTATCTACCCATGAAACTGAAACTTGCTTACGGTCAAAGAATGAAGCGAATGCCTTGGCATCTCCAATAAATCCAACAACATTTCCAACAGATTTACCAATCACATCATCATCGAGTACAACAACTTCTTTTCCAAGCAATTGTTTACCACTTGCTGCTGTGATTGAATCTTGTAGAAGGTAGCGACCGTTTTTATCTTTGAGTTTATCTAATTCTGAATACATTGAAGCTGAGATAAATAATTTTACATCATATACTTTCTTGATTTCTTTATTAATCAAGTCTTTCAAGCCGTCTACACCAACTACTGATTTAGCAGTCGCTGTCTTAAGAACTGCTGCAATATCAGCATTTTTAGTGTTCAACGATTGGTCTTGAATTTCGTCTGCAATCAATCCTGTTACGTCGTAGCTTGCATCATCAATCATTTCTTGCGAAATTGGAATATATCCACGACGAGTGGCAACAGAGTAATCAATTTCAACCATTTTTGGGTTTGCAAGTTGTGGATTTTTTTCTAGTTGTTGAACAGTTGCCATTTTAGAACCTGATTTAGAAATCACTGGGAATTTACCACTTGCTGAATTAACAGGCACTGAACGAACATATTTTGAAAGGTCAACAATATCTTTTGGTTCAAGTTGTGGTTGCAAGAGTTCTTGCGGAATCAAAGCCCCGCCTTCAACAGAAGTAAAACCATCACGTTTTTCAGCGCCTTTAGATTTAACAAATGCATTGATTGCTGAGCGTTTTTCAGCTAATTCTTCTTCAGTCACTTTAAATTTTTTCATTTTTCGTTTTTCTCCATCTTTAGGTTTTTGGTCAGTAGGATCAGCAGCTTTAGCTAATTCATCTTCAAGGTCTTGTTTTTCTTTTTGCAATTCTGCAATTTTTTCATCTAAATCTTTGACTTGTTTTTCTAAGTCATCGGCTGAATCACTGACAGTTGAAATTTCTTCATCTGTCTTGGCTTCTTCCAACGCTCGTTCCAAGTCATTTTCTTGTTTTTCTAGGTCAGAACGTTGAGAAAGTAATTTATCAATTTCACTTGAACGTTCTTTGATTTGTTTATTCAAAATAAGTTGTTTTAAGGCCATTTAATTTTTCCTCCAATTTGGATTTTTTAGCGAGAAGTTCTCGTTTTTCCATATTTTCTATTTGTTTGCTACGTGCTTCTACTGCTGTGTCAGCATATGCTGGGAATGTCACAACTGAAACTTCAAATAATTCAATTGCTTTAATCGTGAACTTGTAAGAACCATCATCACGAGTTTCCATTGCTTCATCAAGAATATTGAAACCGAATGAACACTGGTCAACATCCCCACGCTGAACACGAGAATATAAATTCATTGCTTCAGTATCGTTCTCATTGACTTTTATTTCTCCATAAACACCTTTCGCATCAACAGAAAGTGTCAATGTTCCAGACTTCGTCCGCCCTAGAACTTTTGAAGTCTCATGGTCAATTAAGGCCCGAACATCCGATAAATCAACATTGTCAAAACTTTCTGGGGAGATTTCTTCAAAGCAGCCTTCGTAAAGTTCTGTTTCTGAATTAAAGACAATAAAATAACCACTGATTATTTTTTCAGCGGCTTCATCATTTGCGTTTAAATCAAGGCTTCTAAAGTTTCTGACTTGGTAATTTTTTCTTTTTTCCATTTTTCACCTCCTTTCTAAGTTTCATCTTGAATGAGTTTTTTCTGGTTCACTAAATCCTTCTGCTGTAAATAATTTTCCAAAACAAGTAAATCATCCATTTCAGCATCAGGAGGCATTCCCACCCAATTTCTAAATTCATTCCTTCTTAGTGCATTAAGTTGTGTCATCTGCGCACCAGCACTTACCATTTCTGTCAGTGAGTAATTATAAAGGCTTCGCGGATTGAGTGAGAAATACATATCTTCTTCAACAATTAATTTATTGTAAGTCTGTTGGATAACTTGAGCGATTGACATAATTTTTGTATTTATGAAATTATTGAACTCATCTTTGTTATAAGTTCCAACCCCTAATAAAAAGGCAGGAACTCCAAAAATACCCGCTACCGTTTTTTTATCCAAAGTTACCGCATCATTAATCGCTAAATCATTCAAAGTCAATGGCTTAATTTGTTGAACATTAACCATACCTTCTGGAATAATCCAAGGTTTTCCAGCTTCTTTACGTTTAAGGTACATTTCTTCAAAGTTCTCACGTCCTTCTTCATCAGATAGTTCATCAGAATCTGAATCGACCGAAACAATAAGATTTGGCATATATTCACTTGCCATGAACCCTTTTTTTGTGACGCTTGCTTGTTTCAAGTTACCAACGATATCTTTTAAAGCCACTTTATATCCCGTTCCAATAAACGGACGTTCAATTGATGGATTTAAAACAAAATGAAGCAAGGTACTGGGGTCATATTCTTTATTATCAAACGTTATTGAATAATCTAAATCATCATCACTCACATTAAATGTCACTTTATAAGGAGAAATAGGAGTTAATCCAATAATTTTATCGCCGCTTACTTGTGGTTTTACTACTGCATTTCCATTTCCTTCTAAAAGCATAGAACGTACTAACCATTGAATGAACGTTTTTCTCGATAAATATTTATTTGGCTCAATATCTACCACTCGTGACAAGTCATTTTTTATCCGCTTGTCTCCTGTTTCGCCATTCTGCATGAGTTGAATTGTCATATTTGAAACTAAATCAGCGATACAATCTACAGCCATTCTAACTTCTGGGCTGTCAGATAATTTTGTGTAACCGTCCGAAATTAATTCTTTAAAAAAATTGGGCAAAGTCATTACAACTTGTGGCGCTTTGGGTATTTCATCTTTTGCTTTTGATTCTTCTGTTGGACTTCTTTTGTTATTAAAAAACTTCAAATTTTTATCCTTCCTAATTTCCGATACCCCAGGCATCTTTTTTACTCTTTTGTTCTTTTTCTTCAAGCATTCCACGACTTGCAAATACTGAAGCATCAAATAAGTCAATCCTTTGGTTAGGCATTACTTTTTCAAATTGAATCGCATCATCTGTTTTTTCAATTGCTTTCACATTGGCAACACAATACTCATAGGCCATATTATTCACATAATATAATTCTTTATTTTTAGCCTTAAATTCAATTCTTCGAAACCCTTCCGATTTTTTCCAGAATTGTTGAGGTGCATCAACCATTTTGAATTTTTGTTTTTTCATCATCATGAAAAATTCACGACCAAACTTTTTATCAAAATGGACTGATTTTATTTTGAATCCTTTATCTCGCATTTCCATGAACCATTTGACAATATCATCATAAAGAACAGTTTCCGTATTGGATAGTGTCGCCCATCCTTCTTCCTGCCATTCAAATAAAGGAATGTCATCTTCTTGTGCTTTTTCAATTGCTCTAGATTTTGGAAAGAATGCATGAGTAATAACAATATCAATTGATTTACCTTTATACTCATAATTTCCATATAGTGCTGAAGCGGTCAAGTCATGCATTTTAGAAAGGTCAGCTCCCCCATACCAAGTGATTGGTAGTTTTGATAATTCCTCCATTGTCCAAGAATGTTGCTTATTAGAAAATCTAAACTCGTCAATATCAAAGTAAGCATCCATTGAATTGGTGAAAATATTAAGTGACTTATTTAGGAACTCTGCTTTAAGTTGAGGTTCAAGTAATGCTTGTCTTGCTTCGGTGATTAAATCATCTAAAGTCACTGTGACATCAAGTGATGGGGTAACAGAAGCTAAAACCTCTGGATCATCAATTGTGGTAATTTCTCTTGTAACTGGATTAATGATATTCCCTTTTTCATCTTGTTCAGCAGTACATAGAAAAATAAAGTATGAATCATAAGCTTTATCTTTAATCGTGCCGGATAAAACTTTTTTTAAAGTGGTTACCCTCTGAGCAAGAAACCCATTAGCAATATCCCCAGCGGTTGAAATCCCCATAAGCAACTTATTTCGATAAGCTTTCTGAGAGTTTTTCATCAAGATGTATTTTTTTGCACCAGCTTTTTTCCATGAGTGGATTTCATCAAGAATTAACGCATTCCCGTTCAAAGAGTCTAGTTTGTCGTCTTGATTGGCGATAGCAAAAATATCGCAGTAGCCATCTCCAAAATCAACATGGACAGAATGCTCTTGGTTATTATCACGGATACGCATTTTTTTGACGTCATTACGTATTTTCTCAACGTTGTAGGTGAGAAAACCAAAACTTTCTTGTGTTTGCTTTAAAGAATTGGCAACAATATAAGTCTTACTTCCACTTGCTCGGTCAACAATATTTTTTGCCCAAGTTAATGAAGCAGCAAATGCAGTTTTTCCTTGCTTACGAGGTAAAAAAATAAGCGCCTCGTTGAAACGCCTAATATTTGTACCCTTTTCAAAAAAACCAAATAAGTTTACGCAGACAAATTTTTGCCAAGGTTGCAAATACATCGGGGTATCTTTAAATGATTTCCCTTCCTTGTTTTCGCCTTGAACGTGTACAATCGTTCCTTCAATTAAGCCAATCACGAAATCAAACTGATGATGTTTAAAATCCCACTTATCAGATTCAAGGTCATCTAAAAATCGTTGAGCCGCTTGTTTCTGTTCAATATTCGCAAGAGTATTACCTGAAATAACATCCTTTGACCATTGGATAGCAGTTTCAAAATTATCCACTTCCACCACCGCCACTCTGACTCATAAATAGAGCAAACGGTGAAGTTTTTTCTTCTGGTTTAGTTTCAGAATCTCTTTGACTTTTCGGGTTCAGCATGAGTTGATTTGAATAAGATAAGATATCTTTTCTTAATTTTTCGATTTGATCTAAAGCAGGATGTTTTTTAGTTGAGTTCGACGCACTTAGCGTTGAAATTGGAGAACCTTCTTCTTCCCAAACTTTCAGAGCTTCATAATATTGTCGGACCATTCCTGCATAAATTCGTACTAGCCGATTAAAGGCATAGTTATAGGTTTTTAACTGTTTCATTTGTGCAATCGTATCTTTATAAATTGTTTCTTCTGTTGGGATTTTTTTCAACTAAAAATATCACTCCTTTCTATCAAAAATTGTAAAAAAATATTTTCAAATTTCCTCACACTTGGAAAAAGCTAAACTCACTCGGTTCTTTTTAAAAATATTTTTTTGTAGCAGAGGTGGGGGGCTTGATTTTATCTTGCCAATATTCTCCAAGCTCAGTAGGAATATCACTATCTCTGTTATGCATTTTATTATGACACTTCTCACATAAACTAATTAAGTTCCACAAACATAACCACCACTTAGGATAATCTCTCAAGAACCAAACGTGATGGACGACAGTGGCAGTCGTTGTGATGCCAAACCTTTTACAATTTCGACACTCATATTTATCACGTCTTAAAGCAGTATCTCTTTTACTCCTCCACCGCTTATCTTTATATGGGCTCATATAATTCCTCCAACAATAAAAGGCTGCCCATTGGACAACCTGTAATAAAATAGCAAGACGAGGAGTCGAACCTCGCAAAGATATTATGCCTAATATCCGCCAATCACTTGCCACGCTGGTTTTATCGTCCAGCAACGTTAGAAGTATATCCAACCGAACGAATTACATTTTGTTTGCTTTCGCTGATAACTTCATGCTACCATTATCGCACATTGTTTCGTGCAATAAACGTGCAAATTATGTGCAAAAAACGTGCAAGCAAATCACTTCAAAGTTTCAGCCCATAACCCACTTCTCAAAGTATTTTTAAATGATATATACTGTTTCCTCGCAACACTCTCTTCTAAGCAAACTCTGATAGCCACGTTATGCCAAGACATTCTGTGCTTAAATCTAGCAATAATAATATCTTTTGCAATTGTTCCTTGTATAACTTCCATTAATTCATCAAGCGTTTGTTTCTGGTCATTAAGTCTACCAAGTTCTTTATCAGCTTCTTTAATCAAATAGTTGCGCTCTTGTGGTGCAGTGTTTGAACTACTCCCACCACTTCCGATTCTTTCCTCATGTTTCTCACGAGTGATCCAGCGTTCTCTTGAATTAATTTTAACTTGAAGCATTCCAGTCATGTAGTCACTTAATAACAAATCTAATCTATCGGCCATTTAAAAGATTCCTCCGTCTGTGGTATAATAGTATTAGATACAATCATGCCGAAGCCCATTGCCGTGGGCTTTTTTGTTTATTTAATATCAATTCCAAGTTCTTTAGCCAACTCATGGATAAGAGCCGTATTATCTTCGATATTTTGCTCCAACAAAGGGATGAGCGTTCCAACATTAATCTTAACGGAACATTTTAAAACTCCTCCCAAGTTTAATTCAAGTTTTGTATCCCTAGGCATATGATTATTTTTGATATCATCTAAAACAATCTTTTGATCTCTAACATCATGAATCATGTCTTTCAGTCTAGCAATTTTAGTTTGTACTTTAGCGATTTGTTCTGAAAAATCAATAGTAATTTCTTGTGGCATATTTTCTCCTCCAGTTGAGTTTAGCGAGTTCCTAGCTCAGTATGATATAATTTGTTAGACCATAAAAATTATCCATGAAACATTGTTCTATTAAGCTCGAATCTGGTCAGTTCGGGCATTTTTATTTTGGTATGAATTATTGTTATGTGTGCTATAATGTTAATGACTAAAAATAAAAATCGAAGTAATCTTCAGTATTTCGCTCAAGCTTGGTCAGCTTGGGCTTTTTTTATTTACTCCGAAGTAAGATGTACTGCCAAAAGCTCATTATCTTGTCGTACCCAAAGAGATGATAGGTTACTAGAGATAATCCAAATCCTACAGCAATTACTATTAGAGCAATTAGTATCTTATAAACTATTTTCATCTTTTAGTCTCCTTATAATCTTGATACAATCCTTCAAAGATTGCTGTAGCGCATTGTAAGGTTGCCAGTCCTAGTTCAGCAGCCGAACCTGTAAAGTCAGTACCATCTTCATTCCAACCTGCTATTGAGTAAGGATACTCATTTTCTGGATGAAAGATAATATGTAATTCCTTAATCATGACCTACCTCCTGGTATATCTTCAACGTAGCATCTCATATCTGCACCTAATCCAATAGGCGGTACATCAATAGCTGAAACTGTTGTATTTGATGGATGTAAGCTTTTGCCAATATCTATAAAAGCTTTTCCTATAGCCATTGATATATTTGATACAGCGATTTTGATATCATTGAAAAGTTTGATGAAAGCTTCAATATTTGGAGTATAACTCTTAATTAACCTATGCTTTATTCTCAACCATTTAATTTGTCGCTTTTTTGTTGTTTGTCTTTGTTTCTTCCAACTTGATTTCATCTATTCCTCCCCGAACACGTTCTCAGACTCGTCAAGGTCTGAGCGGTTGAAATTGCCAATAATACAACCGTGAGGATTTTCTTTTTCGATAAAACATCTCTCACAGTAATCTCTAGTCATTGTAAATGGCACTGGTTCCCACTTATGCCCGAACAGCTTACACAAAAGTTTCATTGGTTGTCCTCCTTATCAAAAGGTTTCAGATAACCTTTAAATTATTCAATCTGACGTTCAATATTTTTAAGAGCATTTTCAAGAGCTACTTCAATATCAACATTGTCTTTAAATGAATCTCTATTCTGCCAGATAAATTCCATGCGTGTTGCTGATTCATCAATTTGTTTTGCATAATCAGTAATATAATTAAATTTATACTGTGTATATCCTAATTCTTGTTTCATTCAATCCCTCCCCACCAGTCATTGACCAGCGATGTTAGTTTGTCGGTCATAACTTAACTGCTATCTTCCTATTACCTTTATCGCGCCTTGAATTAACTGGACTTGACCACCATTTAATAGTTGTAGGTTTAACATTTAGTAATTTAGCAAGTTCGTCAGCTGTTCCTTCTGCTATAAATTTTTCGCCTTTATATATTGCGTATTCAATCATCCCTCCACCACTTTCACTAATTCACTCATCGCCGCTCCCTTCAATAATTTCCTTGATTTTAACCAATTTTTCTAATGGCAAACTTTTGAAATTTTTATTCCTTAGTTCCAGTGCCAAAACATTTCTTTTTCTATAATCTTTGATTTTTTGATGTGCCTCGGTACTGTATTGTGCCAAACGCGGTGCGGAATAATCCCACCCCATAGCTAATCCATTTTGATTAAATACATAAGATTCAATATTAATTCTTCCCGTTGGAGTTATCTTATCTACCTTTTTTACTGTTGAACTGCTTCTAGGATATTCAATAATTACTAAATCTCCTGCTTTAAGTTCCGCTAACCAACCTTGTCTTTTATCACTCATCATCCCCTCCAATCGCTGCGAGTGCATCAATCGCATCTTTACGAATATCATGATTTCTCTCAACATAATATGTTTCTAGTTCATCACGTTCAGTTCTCAGCTTAATGTTTGTCAGTGCCTTTTTCGCAGTGTTAAGCTGTTCTTGGAGTTTTTCAGCCTTATTCATTAATTCAAGATATTTACTGTCATATTCAAAATCAGACAAAAATGTATCAAAACTAAAAGCTGTACAATAATCAACATCAGTAGTTTCAGGATGTCCATTATTGGTAACCCAAACTACAATTTCATTAGTATGCCAATGCGGCCCGCAATCAATAACGTTATAAAAGTAACCTCGTGTATATTCTGTTGAGCTTTCTCCAACATATCTAAATGACATGATTTGATAAGGTAACCCTAACTCCACTCGTAATAACTTTCCATTCGTTACTATTTTTTGGTCTTTGCAATATAAAGCCAAAACATTATCTTGTCCGGTTTTAATCATTTTCACACCTCCCCAGTGCTACCAAATCCGCCTGTACGCTTTCCATTTGCGTTGTCATCGTTTGTTGTAAGGTATTTGACAAATACCCCTTGCATTATTCTTTGACCTTTAGAAATGGTTACAGGCTCTTTTGAGATGTTCATAAATAAGCCTTTAAATTCTTGCGGATAGTAATCTGAATCGATAATTCCTACTGAATTAATCAATGCAATGCCACGCTTAACTGGATTACTTGAACGGTCGTATAATTTCAATACTTCATCATCTCCAAGTTGAACAGCTAGCCCTGTGCTTACCATTTTAATTTCATCAGGTTGAATCGTAACTGTTTCACTTGCGGAAATGTCATATCCTGCGCTATGTTCTGTCGCTCGTTCTGGAATAGTCGCATTTTCGTCTAGTTTTTTAAATCCTCTTGTCATTCTCCGTCCTCCACAGGCACAAGCTCATAGCTCCCAGTTTGCATGCTGTCGATTTCTTGCTGGGTGAAGGTTAACTTCCATGCAGTGCCAATAGAATGCGTAAGTGGGTCTGCTCCAGTCCAAAAGAAGTATCTATCCTCATTTTTAAACTGATTATCTTTTGCAAGGAATTGTCCGGTTAACTCATCTCTCAAATAGAACAGCTGCGGTTTTTCGACCCTGAAACCAATGAGCAGAGCAGTTAACCACGTTTTTTGATGATTATCAATCCAATCTAATTCCTTTTGAATTTCAAGATAGCTTGCTGAATAGTTAATATACTTGCCATCTTCAGGGGCGCCAAAGGTATTGATTAACTTACCAATGAAATCAGGCACGACTGGCAGGGCTTGCTGTGGTTGCCAATCTTTGAATACCGTTAGTAGTTGAGCTTTATTCCAGTACTCTGCATAATTTGTACTTTTCGAAACTGGTAAACTACTTAATTCTTTTTCAAACTTAGTCATTTTTCGTGTCCTCTCTTAATAATTCATGATTTTCGTACACATTTCCTACTACCGTAAGGGATTTCAAGTCTTTGCCAATCCCCATTATTGACTCCTCTCTAGTAAACATTCCATTTATGAAAATTACTTCGAAGTTTTTGTTTAAAGTTAGCGTACCAGAACCAGTCATTGGATTTCTAAATGTGCGATCTACGTTAACTATATCCCCTTCATAAATTTCAACGCCATTTTTATCTTTTAATCCTGTTGACTGCATAAATTCAACGTCTTCATCAGCACCAGTACAGAAATGGTCAAAACGATAATTAATGCTATCGTCGAAATATTCAACCTCTCCATAACTCATACGCTCATCTTGTTTATCCCAAGCTCTTAATTTTGGTATCATCTAGCTGCTCCTTTAAATATCGAATGGGTCATAATCAGGGTCATTGGCTAAACTCCAACATGCCCCAGCTTCCCAACCGTCAATGTGGCAAAATCCGCAAGTTTCGCATGTAAGTTCAGGTTCACACTCATGGCATCCCATGCAATCACAATCTATTTCGTTGCCACATTTATCGCATTTCATCTCATCCCTCACTTCACAACTCTGTCAAAGAGTTCACATGCATGGTATCTTCCATTTATTTTTACAATTCTAAAATCATCACGCTTAACTGATTTTTTAGTGAACTGGTCTTTTTCAACCGTTATGTATTTGTCAGTAACTTCGATAACTTTTAAGAATTTTGTGTCGCGGAAGCATATTTTATCTCCACGCCTTATTTCATTTTTGCTGAACATATTACTACCTCATATTTTAGCTTCTAAGCGCTTTTAGCTAGTTCGTGGTAAATTATCCATGAAATGGTTTAAGCGCTCAATGTAACCGTAATTTTCATGAATTAGAGCTATTAAAGTTCAATTGCTAAACCTTGAATCAATTCTTCAAGTATTTTGTATAACTCTCCCCACTTCATTTGCTTTGAATGGTTGTATTTATTGCAAATATCTAAATAAAGCTGAGAAAGTTCGTGATTGTGTTTAGTTCGACCGCTGATTTTCACAGACAATTCTTTGTGGTTAACGTTGAAATTATTATTTCTTGCCAATCCATACAGCTTTTTCAAAGTGATAAAATTTGTTTTAATCATAAATCTCCTTCAGCTTCTTCTAAAGCAGCATTATCAGCTAATACAACATCAATATTCTTTCCAGTCACTTTTTCGATATAATCAACTGCAAGTTTATGGGTTTTAGCTAGGTCCGCAAGCTTTCTGTCTACAAGGTTTCCCACAACAATATCTTGAGTGATATTTGCTGCTACACTTGCTTCAATTAAAGTTTGGATACAATCGTCAAGCTCTTTTTTGAGATTCTTAATTTTTTCAGCTTGTAAGTCAAAAAGTTGTCGTGCTTCAATTTCATTTTTTAAATCATATGTTTTTTCGACCATTTATTTACACCTCTGTAATTTCAATTTCTATTCTGTTTTTCTCGTCATTAACCTTTTTAGCTTCAAGCCATACAATCTGGCTGTCGTCACTGTAATAACGCAACTTAGTCATATAATCTTGTAAGTTCTTCATAAGATTGTCTAAGTCAGGTCTGCTTGTTTTCCATTGCCACCAACGCTTTTTTTGCTTGATAGCGTAGAAAAAAGTAACGGATAGCTTCAAAGGAACGTTTTTTTCAAAGCACTCTTTCGGTTTATTTTTCATGAGTTGAGCTTTAAGACTGTAGTTTTTTGTCCCTCTACGGTCATAGAATTGAAGTATACCATTCTCTTTTTTAATGCCTTTTTGCTGCTGAGTAGTTGGCATTTTATCCAATTCGAATTCAAACTTCATCTTTGGTGTCCTGTACTTGAGAAATTCATTACTTGCGCATTATTGAGTTTAAATTTCAATCTTGCTGGCAATTGTTCAAGCCTTTCATCACTTTCTGGAATTGTTAATATGATAATTGAGCAGTTATCACTTGCGCTTAATAAAGGAGTCAATGCTTTTTCAGCTTGATTTGCTGTGAAATCTGCCAATGAATCGAAAATAAGAATTTCTGCTTCTTCAATATCATGTAATATCTTCAAATATTTTTCTCTTGCTTCATCACTAGAAAATCTATTTTCAGAAATATGTATGTACTTTCTAACCTTTAATCGTTTTACTTTTTTCTGTCTGCCAACATTGGTAACAATCCACTTGACCATGTTGTCACAAGATACAACACTTAATTCATCAGCGAAATCATATTTAACAATGACATTTTCAGTCAAATCAATACCTTTTTTAGCTTTGAATTCTCCTAAGAAGTCATTGACAGCTTTAGTAGCAACTGTCTTTATTCCTTCAGCATGGCACATCGGACAAACTCTTGCATCGTATAAGTAAGGTTCTCCAATCAATTCACCTTTTTCATTCTTAGGATAAGAAAGCACAGATTTCTTAGATCCGATAATCTCACAGCCGTGAACTTCACACACGCCAAGTTCCCCACCTTCTTGATAGTTTTTTAAAACATCAGTTGCTTTGATAGCAAACTCTCCGTCATCTCTCCATGTATCAAAAGCCATTAGATAAGACCTCCAAGAGTTTCTTTTTTAACTTTTACTTTTTGCTGGAATGATTTGAAAGTTGCACTTTCTAAAAACGCATAGGCATTTATACTAAATTTTTTAGTTTTATCTTCTGGGCTATCTTGTTTGTACCATTCAAAGTAATTTTTAGCTCCGATTACTGCTTGTTTCTTTTCTTCTGATGATAGTTTCATGAATTCAACTTTTGCCATTGCTCTTTTTACAATATTTTTACTAGAGAATTCAATAAACGAATCAAGATATTCAGAAAGAAGTGAGTTTATATCTTCTCCTGAACTTTTTTCTTGGAAGGCATTTGGTTGCGAAGCGTCTATACTATCCTTACCTATACTATCCTTACCTAACCTAACCTCTCCTATCCTATCCTGTGCGGACATTTGGTTGTCATTTGGTTGCGGAATGGTTGACACTTGGTTGCCAAGTAGATAAGACCCTTTGCTATCAAGAGATAACAGCGTTTTTTCTTCTGTATATATCGTTGGTTTTTGTCTATCTTTTCTTATTTTGTTGTTCAAATTCCAATCTTTAACAACTGTGACTCCACTCGGAAATGCAATAATAAATCCTTTGGCTTCCAAAAGTTTCAAATCATCATTATTTGAACCGTATGCTCTGCTTAACATTTTTGCATTACCAATAAATCCTTCGTCATCAGCTTCCATTCCTAAATGAAAGTATAAAAGCTGACTTGATGACGGCATATCAACGAATAAATCACTCGTTGTTACTTCTTTGCTGAACATTCTTCTTTGTGCCACGAATGCTCCTTTCTTCTATATTTATTTCAAGTTTTATTTTTCAAATTAAAAGCTGGCAATGAGTGTTTATGTGCAGGCACTGAATACTCATGGACTTTACGGCTCGTTCCGCCACCCTCCAGCACTAACTTAGTTAGAATGGTAGGTCTTCATCGTTGATTTCCATATCTTCGCCAATATTTGGAATATCTTTAGCTGGGTATGAAGTTGAAGCTGTCCCTTTGGGTTTATACAAGCGTTCCACCGTAGGGAAAACAAAATTATTATTCAAATATTGACCATCTTCTTTTTGCTCAATTCGACCACTTATTGTTAGAATATCGCCTGGATCAACTTTGAAGTTAATAAATGCAGAGGCATATACCCACTTACCTGTTGAATCTTTAATAATAGGTGTACTAATCACTTGCTTTTCACCTTTTTGCGTATTGACTGTTCTAGTGTTTTTATCGTTGACTTGAACAACTGTAGTTATAATACTCATTATTTTTTCTCCGTGTTTTCATTAATCCATGCTGCAATTTCTTTAAGAGCTGCAGTTTTTGGTAATTTATTCCATTTAGTTAAAAGCTCCGTAGGTGCTTCTTTATCATTAGCAGCTTTCAAAGCTCTTTCATATTGATCATTAAGTTTTGCAATTTTGGCTTGCTTTTCTCGTTCCGCTTCCACATCGGCTTTTTTAGCCCTATTTTCGCGCTCTGTGCGATTTTCGTTGCTGTCGCTATCCTTTGTGTCATCAATCAAGAACAAGCCGTTCATGGCGTATTTACGAGCGTATGAACTAGCCGTTCCTGTTATCTGGCTGTCATCCATTCCTTTTTTATTGAGTGATTCTCTAGCATATCCAGTAACCTCTACCGTATCCTCACCGTCAGTAAGGATAACTTTAGCTTGAATATAGTAACGTTCTCCAATCTGCTCAATAATATCTGTGATTGTCATCAATAGACCTTGTTCTGACAAAAGCGGTTTTACAGCTTCAAGAATATCTTCTGCACTCCGATAGTTATAATTACCAAAAGTATTTTCCTGTCCTTTGGGTGCTTTTAACTCAGATTGAACTTTGATAAGTTTTTGAGTTATATTCTTCATTTATCGAACCTCACGCATCCCATATAATTGACCGGGATCTTTCATTTTCAACAATATAAGGCTGGATATCCTCATAAACAGATTCTCCATACTTTTTCTCTAACTGATTAATAGTCAACGGAACAACACTATCAAGACCATACTTTCTAATTAAAGCCATTTTAGCAGCGTTATCCATTGCAAGTACTCTTGTGTGGTGTTTTTTTGAATAAGAGAGTCGTGAAAATAGTTGACCTTCATCAAGGCGTTTCTTGACTTCTTTTTCAGCTTCTTTTTTTAATTTATCTATTCCTTTTGTTGCTGAAAGAAGATTAGTTAAGGTACTATTATCAAACTTTTTAAGCATTTCAGGATTAAGTCGAAGAACTTCTCCTGTTTCATTGTCCAAAGGGACTAATTGTAATTCCATAATGTTCTCCGTTTCTAAAAACTTCCTACCGACAATTCAACAAAAAGTTCTTTTGTTAATTCAGCGACTCGGGCAATACCCTTAGTTGATTCTTGCAATTCCTCAAATCTTTGTTTATAGTTAGTTTCTTCAGAATTATTAGTTTGAATTTCAGCAATAGTCGCTTTCAATTTATTATTTTCTTCTTCATATCTAAGGTTTTGAGCATAAGTTCTTTTTACAAGTTCTCGAACTTCTTGACCAGACATCTCATCCACTTTTTTATTAAAGTCGTCTTGTCCGACTAATGCATGGCTGTCAATCTCTCGCAAAACAGGGTAGGAGTTAGCAGCAAGTCTCGCTTTTCTATTTTTGGTCATGTTCTGGATTATTTTCTGGATTTCTGACATAGCCAGAGATTCAAAATTGCTCGAAACCTCCTTTGGCTCATAGAGCTTTTCAACGCTAACATCAAAATATTCTGCCAATGCTTTCTCAAATGAGTGTTGCCGATCGCTGGCTACTTTTCCTTCGCGTTCAAACAATCCAACGTAGTGCTTGGGAAATCCAATCTTTCTGGCTATGGTTTCTTGAGTTTCTTTTCTGCGTAATCGCTCATATTTGGCAAACAGGATAGTCACAACTGACGGATTAATATTTTTTATTTCATTTGTTGTTTTTTTCTCGAGTTCCTCAATGAGTTCTCTTTCAATCCAGAATTTGGTAAACAGTTTTTTGTGATTTATGTTGAAATATTCTCCAAGAAATTCTTTTTTGATTTTCGGTGTGGTAGATGTTCCTTCTTCCCATTTAACATATTGATTTCTACTTACTTCAAGGATTTCAGTCATATGTTCTATAGTTTCGCCTTTACTGAGGCGGACATACTTTAATTTTGTAACAGCAATTTTTGCCATATTATTATTTTCTCCAATTTGTTATAATGAAGGTATACACATATACCTAGCTCCGTCTGCCAACGGGGCTTTTTTATTTTGCAATCGTTAAATTCTTGTTTGCCATTTTCTGACGGGCAATATCATTTTTATGATGTTGCATGTTTTCTGCAAACAGTTCTTTATTTTCTTCTTGCAATTTATTAGAGAAATCAATCCAATCTTGACGGTTTTTTTCACAATTAACAAGACTTTGTTGAGTTGTTTCCAATTCTTTTTTCATGCGATCATAATCCGCAAGTTTAAATTTTTCTTCTTCTGTTTTAAATCCGAACATTTTTAATGTCCTTTCTATGTATGCGTTCTAATCCTCCGAGTGCTATAATTACTGTGAGCAGATATTTGCGGTATTTGCTTAGTTTTATAGAAAGGAGGTAATTTCTATGGCTAAAACCGATAAAGAGTTGACGGATGAAATTGTGTCTGCTTATGTACCGAGTTGGAATATCAGTGACGGAACTCAACCGATGGATCATAATGAATTAGTGCAGTTGATCAATGATGTACATAGCGCTCTTCAAAAATTAAAATATTAATTTTTTAATAATTCATGACAGCATCGGAAACAGTCACTGAAACAGATAAAAAATAATTTTCTTTTAGAACTTCTAGATCATCTAGGAGTTTTTTTGCTTTTTCATTTGTTTCTACAGTTGCCGATACTTTAATAATTTCTTTTTTCATTTTTTCTCTTTTCTAGCGGAGTACCGCATTTAATTTCTTAGCAATAAGCTTGATTGCTCGTATGTTCTGTGTGATTAAGTCGTGAAACAGGTCAAACAGGATTTCGCCCGTTTCTGGGTTGACTATGTATGTGTAGGTCATAGCCCACTCCTTTATAAAATTGAAGTTAGTATATTTTTATTTTCTGTGAAATAATCAATAAACTTAGGTGCCCTAGACATTCCTCGATACTTCTTGTTCCAAATTGACCATGCTAAGAAGGCAATCAAGTGAGTAAGTCGTCCGTCAACATCAATCACGAAACCATCAGGAGCATTATCAGCAAATTTTTTGATATTACCTTGCGCCCGAAGATAAGCATTAGACTTTTTGTCAATATTTCCTTTTTCATCTAACACTTCTGTCTTATACAGATACTTAGCAATTTCTCCGTCTGTCATGAATGGTCCATCTTCGATTTCAACTATCTTAACTTTTCCGATTGTAGTCATTTCTGTTTCCTTTCTAAGCTTCAAAATCGAAACTCATTTGTCTGAGTTGCATTTTCGTAGCTGTGGAAGGCTCCCAGTTATTAGTGAAATCAACAACTGTATCAAAATGCTTTGCTCTTAATTGAGTTCGTGTAGATACTCCTGTAACTACCTTGACTCCTTGATTGATATCTTTAAACAACTTGCCGCGCTGTTCTCGAGTGATTTTTCCATATCCTCTAGCTACTTCCGCAACACGTTGGTTAATGCGACTACCAATATAGTTATACTCGCCAGCACTAAGCGGTGCATTTTCTTCAAGGTCTGATACTCTATCTTTGACTTCTACAAGCTCTTCTTTCACACTTCCGTAACCTGTTGCGATAGCTGCAATTTGTTGGTCTAATGTGAGCGGTAAAAGCTGTTGTTTGAGTTCTTTTTCAACTTCAATGAAATATTGACGGGCTTGTTTCCCTTTTTCGTTACGCTGAATCATGGAAATTTCTTTGGCCATGTCAATTTTGAGGGCATGATTAATAATGTTTCGTTTTACCAATCTTGAACCTTCGGTTTTTTCCGAAAGTTCATTTAATGTTATGAAATCAAAGTTTTCGGTAAATCCATATTTACACATGTCTTTAAACCAGTCTGTATAATGGTCTTTAACTCCTAAAAATTCATGTAGTTCACGACCGCTTACTACTTGGTCGTTGTTTTCGTTTTGTGTGATTGTAATTAATTGATTCATTGTTTTCTCCTAATCTAATTCAATTCCTAAAATATCAGCAGCAAGCCAAATTTTTTGACCTACTAAGTCAGCAAATTCTTTTCGAGTGATTTGTTCTCCGTCTTCATTTTGAATTCCATAATCCGAGAAGACTGCTTTAATTAATTCATTTGCTTCGATAAGTGAAGATTTAACTGTTACTTCTTGTTCGTCATTTTCATTTGTGAAATTTTGTAATTCGTTCATGTTTTAGCCTTTCTAACTAGCTTGCATGTTTATTTAATAAAGGCACAGAAATTCTGTGTTCTTTTCCTAAAAAAATATCATCATAAGTAACTTTATAGATTTCCATAAATTTTTTCGTATAAAAATCTTTTAAGTTTGATGAATCTTTTTCCCAATTGTTAATAGTGTTTGGAGATACTCCAATCATCTCAGCGACTTCTTTTTGGGTAAGTTTAGCTCGCTCTCGGTGAGTTCTTAGTGTCTCTGCCATACTGGCTCCTTTCTGCCCCTCTGGGACTTTTTATTTGCCAAACTTGCTACTTACGTCGCGGTGGATACGTCGTGTACCGTCATTTGAGCCTGTTCCGTCTGCCGTACTGAATGCTCCATGTTTGTTCGCTTGTTTGACTTTATGAGATTATTGTAACACAGAATTTCTGTGTAGTCAACAATAAACTTTATAAATCACAAAAAAATTGTGTTTTGGTTATTTATTTGATATTATATATTCATGGAAGAAGAAGAACTTGAAAGACGCAAAATTGTTGCAGAGAATATCAGAAAACTTATAAAAGAAAAAGGTATAACTCAGAAACAACTGGCAAAAGAGATTGGAATGTCTCAAAATATTATTACTGAATATGTAAAACTGCGTTCTTTTCCTCCAGGTGGTGTTTTACAAAAAATAGCAGATTACTTCGGAGTGAAAAAGTCTGATATAGACACAACTTGGAAAAAAGATGTAAATTCAGATAATACACCTATTATAGAAAAAACCATCGATACAATGAAACAACTCGAAGAACCACGACAGAAAATAGTTTTAGAGACTGCAACCAATCAGTTAGACGAGCAAATCAAAAAGAAACGTTTATCTTTCTTCTCTAATAAAGTTGATTTCGATAAAATCAGCAATATTGTTCCTTATGACCCTAATAAAGAAGGTTACGCCCCTGTTATAGGAGAAATCGCAGCAGGAACTCCAATTCTGTCCGAACAAAATTTTGAAGGTATGCGCCCTGTTTATGGTAAATACGCTGGCCGTGATGATATATTTTGGCTTAGAGTTAAAGGCGAAAGCATGGAAACAGAAATACATGACGGTTCTTTCGCTTTAATACTGCAAGACCCTGACCTTTCAGAAGGTTCTATCGGAGCTGTTCGCTTCATAGACGATAACGAAGCAACTCTAAAATGCGTCTTCTATGAATATGATGAAAATGGCTATCCTCTCTGTTTAAGACTTGAACCATTAAACCCTGATTATCCGATTCAATATGCTGATGAGTACAATCCAGCTGTAATAGAAGGTAGATTAGTCAAAGTAGAACAAGATTATTAAAAAAAGCCCAACCTTTGATTAGGTGGGCATTTTTAGAAAGGATAATATTATGTGGATAGTTACCTTAAAAAATGGAAAATTTAAGTATTGTGAGAGATATATTGACCCGTATTCTGAGAAAACAAAGACTGCAAGTGTAACTCTAGAAAAAGATACACCACAAGCTAAGAAACAAGCGATAAAACTCTTATCTGAAAAAATAGAAGATATCACTACTACTGACCCAGCTCAAAAAAATATAACTTTCGGCGAACTTCTAAATGATTGGTTCCCTTACTATCAGGCAAAAAACAAGAGAAAAACTTGGAAACAAGTTGACGGTAATTTAAAGAGGATACATACGGTAATCTCTGATGATATGCTTATAAAAAATATTGATGGAAAACTGATAACTAAACTAATTGATGAAATGTACACATTTGGGAAGTACTCTTATAATTACACTAGTCAAATTCGAGCATTGCTTTCAACAATTTTTAAATTTGCAATCAGTAGAAAATATTTATCAAATAATCCTGTAAAAGATACTGAAATAGCTCTTAAAATAGAGGATAAAAATAAACAGCGCGAAAAGGTGGAGAACAAATATCTTGAACGAGATGAAGCCGAAAAAATAATATCATATTTAGCTAATAAAAAAAGATGCTTGCTTCATTCTAGGATGTCAGAGTTCCTATGGCTAACTGGTTTGCGATATGGAGAGCTTCAAGCTTTAAAGTGGAATAACTATCATGACGGTTCAATAAGAGTTGAGGGAACGCTTGATAGCTTTATGCGAAGTATTACAGAAGCAGAAAAAACATCGCCTAAGACTTCTACCAGTTTCCGTATCGTTGACTTGCCAGATAGGGCTATAGAAATAATTGAAGAGAGGAAACAGTACGATTTAATTCATTTCTCTGCTGAAGATGATGACTATATTTTCTTATCAAGTAGAGGGAATCCGTTAGTATTGAACTCATTTAATTTGAAATTAAAAGAAGCTGCAAAAGCGAATCATATCGACAAAGAAATATCATCTCATATTTTTAGGCATTCTCATGTTTCACTTCTCTCGGAACTCGGTATGCCATTAAAATCCATCATGGAAAGAGTTGGACATTCTGATGCAAAAGTAACTCTTAAAATATATAATCACGTTACTAAAAAGGCAAAAAAAGATATTGTTGATGCACTTAACAATTTATAA